TCAATTAATCAGCAGTTCAGGCTGTGTCACCTGCAAGATGTATTCATGCTCGACAGCCAGGACACGCTTCTCTTTCTTCCGTTCGTTCATTAACCGACTGCCGATCGTACCTTTCAGCTTTGAGCGTGTTTCTTTGATGGCGTAGCGGTGCTGCATTTCTTCGCCAATTGCCATGCGGCGGCTCAGTTGCTCTGCCATCCAGTTGAATGCTGCGATATAGCTCTCCTTGATTGCCGCAGCAGCTTTCCCGGTGAACCCCATCACAACCATGATCCAGCCATCTTTCGTCAGGCTGTACATCGGGCGAACCTTGCCCTGCTCATCGATATAATCAGCCGACGAAAATTGCGTTGGCTAAACTCACGCGAGCAATCAGCCTTAACCTGCTCGATTTTCCTGAGAACATCACCGTGTCGCTTGCCGAAGTACTTGGCAATTTTTCTGGATGTGGTAACGACCTCTCCGTTTTTGGCTTGCACCATTTCTCGGAAGTCGAAGGCTGGAATAACTGAATGATTATTCATAGCGTCTTTACCTTTTAGAAAGTGAGCCTGTCTCACAGAAAAGCCGCCCGAGAGAGGTCGCCACCTATAACGGCATTTCTCAGGCTCGCTTACTGAAAGGCTCTCGTTAATATGCGCGTGAGATGCGCTGTGAAATTCAGATATAAAAAGCCCCGCGAATGCGAGGCTAAATCCTGGTATTTGTAATGAACTGGCTCTTATCTCAACGCAGCCCCTTACTGCGCGCCAGATGCTCAATATCAAGCATCAGCAATGAGATGTTTAATCTGGATTTACTCCAGAAGTGATCACCACCCTGTCTACAGAGCCAGATGTGAAGGATGATGAGTAAAATTATCGCTATCATCGAAGGCATTGCGTCCTGATGTATTCCTGAAGCGTTCTCAGTGCTGTCTGGTCTCTGATGATTCCGTCCCGGATACCGAGAACGTTTCGTCCAGCAATTGGAGAGAGTTCGACGGTGGCATCATTGCCCATGCCGGAGGCGCTGGAGGTTTCGGCTGAGGATGGCACAGAGCATTTTCCTTTGACGAGCACCCGACCACCATTATCAAGCTTGCGCCGAAGAGCATCATTTTCAGCTTTCGCATCAGCCAACTCCTTCGTGTATTTAGCATCGAGTACATCAGCAGCACGCTGGCGTTGCTGCATGTCAGTAATGGTGGCGGTCGCCTGCTTCAGCTCACTGACTTTTTTATCACGCTGTTCTTTGTAGGCGATGGCGTTATCACGGTAATGATTGACCGCCCACGACAGGCAGACGATGATGCAGATAACCAGAGCATAAATAATCGCGGCGACTCTGCTCACTGATCTATCCCCCAACAGGCTAATGCGCTTTCCTGGTCACGACGAATAACCTGTCCATAGCAGTTATTTGAACGTATGCGGCAATCGCGCCCACCATCTTTTATCCACCAGCGAATCGCCTCGCATGCACCTTTACGATCACCAGCATTCAGCCGCTTATAAAACGTCGACGGAAAACACTTACCGGGGCCAATGTTATAGGGACAAAATGACGCGATACCCGCTTTTTGTGGCTCGGTCAGTGGTACTTTAATATTGCGCTCCACCCATGCCAGCGCCTTATCACGCTCAATGGCGTTGACCTGGTCGCATTTTTCCTTCGACAGTTTCATACCGGGAAAAACGGGTTTTCCATCCACCATCGTGGCACCCCGACAGATGGTCCAGATGCCGGACCCATCGCGGTATGCCGTTGTGTGGTTACCTTCTTTTTCATCCAGAAACTGGTCGAGAATATCAGGCGCGGGCGCACCGACGGCAATCAGTGCCAGAACGGCAGCCGACAGGCCGTATCTGATTTTTGCGTTCATGGATATTTATCAGGATTTATCGGTTTCTGCCCACGGACAGGTTTATCTGTTCCGGTCAGTGACTTAAGGTTGTGATTCCGGAGGAGTCTTCAGAGAACCAGTAATTCTTCCTGGTAGCTTTCCTTTGTAGGTTATCCAAACATTCTGCGCATCTAAAATTACGGGGCGCTTTTCCGGCGACTGCTCATCCCCTTCACATAACCCGGCAGCAACATCCAGGAAGACCTGTCTGATGCTCCTTCTGGCTGCTGCCTCATAAACCTCCAGCGCGGCACCTTCAACACGGTCCAGCGAGATGTCCAGGTCAAAAATTTCACCGTCAAAACGTTTTTTGTCCCGTAACGCTAAAGTTACCGTAACTTTATTCTCAAAATTGCGGATCCCTTTCACAATCAGTTCATAGTTTTGAGTCATTGAATTACTCTCCCCGTGCAGCCTTACGCTTGTCTTCTTTAATCTTGAAATAAAGGTTTGTCAGATACGTCAGCAAGCCAAATACCAGACTACCCAGCACACCTATTGCCGCCCACTGTGAGGGCGTGACTTTATCGAGCAACTGTAAAAACCAGTACCCGGCACTACCTGCTGAGGTGCCATAGGCGACACCCGTTGTTAACTTATCCATGGATTTCATAACCCCACCTCGCAGATGCGGGTGCTGTGTAATGGAAATAAAAAGGCCACCTGACGTGGCCACCAGATTATTTCCCCACCAGCTCGTTTATCTCTTTCACTGTCTGATTAAACCGCTCTGACTCAAGCTCAACACCTAAGGCCCGACGCCCCAGCGCCATTGCTGCTTTTATTGTGGAACCGGATCCCATAAAAAAATCAGCAACCAGATCACCTGGTCGACTACTGGCATTGATTATTTGCCTGAGCATATCCGCCGGTTTCTCACACGGATGTTTCCCCGGGTAGAACTGAACGGGTTTATGCATCCAGACATCGGTATAAGGCACGGAGACTGATACGGAGAAATAGCGCCGGAGAGATTTAAACTCATCCAGCAATTCAGAATATTTACGATTCAGTGAATCATAAGATGCCACCAGCTGGTGGTGTGGTTGTTCCAGTTGTTGTTCCTGAAACTTCTCTGCCGCTATACGGGAAAACAGTGCCTGTAACTTCCGATAGTCAGCCTCATTCGGCAACTGCCACTGACTGGCACCAAACCAGTGGGAAACCATATTTTTCTTACCTGTGGCTTCGGCAATTTGTTTTGCCGTTATACCCAGTTCGGCACGAGCATCCCTGAAATACGATATCAGCGGTGCCATTATGTGCTGTTTGAGTTCCCTTTCTTTTGCTGCATAGCCGTCACTTTTGCCGCGATATGGCCCCTGGTAATGTTCAGCAAACAGAACGCGCTCTGTGGCAGGAAAATATGCGCGCAGACTTTCTTTATTACACCCATTCCAACGTCCGGACGGCTTCGCCCAGATGATATGGTTAAGCACGTTGAAACGTTCACGCATCATGATCTCAATATCAGATGCCAGGCGATGCCCACAGAACAGGTAAAGGCTTCCGGCAGGTTTTAACACCCGCCAGAACTGGGCCAGACAGTGGTCCAGCCACTTAAGGTAATCTTCGTCCCCTTTCCACTGATTGTCCCAGCCGTTGGGTTTCACCTTGAAGTACGGCGGATCGGTAACAATCAGGTCAATGGAATCATCAGGCAGGGACTGAATAAAATGCAGGCAATCAGCGTTGATTAAATCAACACTGTTTATTTTTACAGTATTTTTCATGGATCAGTAAGCGTAACTCTGGTAGGCTCACTCTGCTTTTGCGCTAAAGCAGTGGGCCGTGGTTCGCTTGTGACCAGTAAGCATGAGCGAATGGCTGGCAGGTGCTACCAACACCCACCAGCCGCCCATTTTCACAGCAGGAAACCGCCATTACTGGCAGCGTCTGAATTTATTCCCGTACCCGCCGTTATCCTTCGCCAGCCCCGCCAGAACTAACTGAGTCAGTATTAACTGGCACCGGGCTTCGCTTACTCCGGTAGTTCTCGTCATCATGCGTGGCGTTACCCACTTGTCAGCAGGTAAGAAATGAAGGACTGCGGCGGCGGTTTCTGTCATATCTTGCTGTTTTAGCATGTCTTTTTCCCTTCTGGTTAACATGACATACCAATAACTCTTGTCTAAAAAGCCAGCAAGATAAAAAGTCAGTATTCACGACCACCAGCGTGTTTACTGTATTGCACCAAGTTTACAGGTACAAAAAAACCCGCTCAGTGGCGGGTTCTTAAATCTTATCAACGGTAGACATACAAAGCCCATCGTTGTGAAAATCTTATCCATATTTTTTGAAAAACGCAAGCATCATGTCGTCATCTTCGGCGAAAACCATTTATCTTGTCACCTTTCTCAATTGTATCTCTGCATATGCTTCTTCCTGCCAGCACTTTGTAACCAGTTTATCAATGACATCTGCATATCCTTTGTACCACTGATAATCCGTCAGGTCTGGTACCAGCTTCTGGACATGAAGCCGCGCCAGTGTGGTTGGTAAACGGCTAAACCGGTTTCCATTGCAACGCCCACAAACCTTATAAACAGGCGTGCCATGAAGCCGGGTTCTTTTTTCATCCAGGACAATACCTTTACCCTTACACCCTCTGCACGCTGTGCTGACTTCTCCCTTACCATGACAATGCTGACACAGTTCCTTCACCCACTCTTCCTTGATAACAGATTCCCCGCTTCTGGAGTGTTTCACCACTTCGCGCAATACATTATGAAATCCAGTACCAGCACAATGCTCACAGCGAGCCTTACTTGCCGCAGACCTGGAATAATCAGCAAAGGCAAAATTCACAAGGTAAGGGATGATCTGTAACCGGGTTTCTTCACTCAATTTGTTCAATGTCGGGTTATCCAGTGCCATCGCGTAATTGAGCAGACCTTCAATCGCAAACTGAGGATCCTGAACACCAACTTTTGCCAGGAATAAGGCAAACCCAAGCGGTGCTTTCGACTGCACCATCCCCTGCGCAGCCATTACATCCGTAATTGTTAAACCACCCGAGCCTGTCGCCGGTGCGTCATCGCTCAATTTTGGAGATTTTGGGGAGTAATATTTCGGTAAGGCTTCAAGGTTCATGCTCGTTCTCCACTTACGCCAGTACGCCTATTGCCAGCGCACGATCGATAAAACGAAATATCAGCTCCAGCTGGGAGCCATACTTCTCTTCAAATGCCACGGTATCCGCATGCAGCTCGTCGTGATGCTTTCTGCACAAAGGCAACACAAAGAGGTCATGCGCTTTTGTACCCATTCCCCCCTGACCGTGGCCTATCAGGTGGTGGGGATCATCAGCAGGCTTTCCACAACATGCACACGGCTGTGTCTTAACCCAGCGCGTGTACTTTTCATTAACCCAGCGGCGACGTTTTGGGCGTAACATAAAAGACTCCGGCGACTCCGGATCCACTTTCAGCGCCAGCACCTTTTTCGCCTTATCCTGGATGATGCTGGTGGCAGGAACCGAAGGCACAAGGTCACTTTCCCGGGTGACAGACGGCACAACAGGCTTCGGTAATCTCAGTGCCTTACGGGCTGCACTTTCCGGTAAGGCATCCGCCAGGTCATTACGAATCAGCCACCAGCACAGTTCCGGCATTGTCACAACGTGACTGTCATCAAAACCGAGATCCCGACGCACAACAGACAACACCCAGCGGGCACAGTTATCCGTTGCCATTGATTCCAGCCGTTCCGTGAACTGATCGCGCAGCTGGTTATCGCAGTGCCAGCACAGACGGATTGCACCCGAAGCGTGTCGCATTGTGGTCATGTTCTCGCTGTGCCAGTCGGAATGAGGCCACTGGCAGCCTTTTTCACGAAGTAACCAGCTTTCAAGACATTCCACGCCACCAGCACGACGGATCACTGCCTCATTGCGGAACACGGCCCGAACGGCAGGATCATCCGCCAGCGGTTGTGATGCCGCCGGAACGGCACCACTGGCGAAAGATGAATAACGCTCCGGCTCAGGCTCCAGCAGGACACGCCCCTGCATAAACAGGGGCATCAGCTCTGAACCTGGCCTGAACAATACGATCCCCATACGCGGGGCAATTTCAGGGGTCAGTAGTGCTCTCACGGTCACCTCAATGAACGGTATCGAGCAGCTTTAACAGCTCAGGGAATCGGGATTCGAAGAAATGCGGCTGCGTCTCGCGCGGATTTGCGGGACTGGTGATGTTCTTGCCGAACATGCAACCTTTCGCTGTCAGCGACCAGAATTTTTTGATGTTGTTAATCGCGGTACGGCTGTATCGTTCGCGCTGCTCGACGATCCCCAGTTTCACCATCTGGTGATATGCCTGATTAGCCGTCAGGCGTATACCATACTGTTTCAGCAGTGCACTCAGTGACAGTGTCGGGCGACTTGAGCCATCGTGTGCATCAGCAGGAGCATCAATGGCATAGCGCGGTGCCAGATTCGGTAAGCCAACAGCCTCCTGGAGTTTCTGACAGGCACCAAGCACTGAAGAGTTAGACAGGTTTAACTCCCGGCGCATAAAGTCCAGCAGGATCACGCCAGCCTGCATCTTGTCAGCAGCCTGTCCGGATAATTTTTCCGGTGCGCTGGTTACCATATCGAAAGTACGGATCACCTTCAGATGGAATGACGGGCTGATCCACATTGCATAGGCATACACCAGTTCCTTGCAGACATACGTTCCCCGTTCATTTCCCCCATGAATCACACTCACCGGGTCAACACCCAAATTCTGGGTGTTGGTCAATTCATGAACAAGCTCAACAGTTTGTTGGCTGGAAAGAAACTTTCCCGGCTCCTTGGTTCTGGCATTTGCACCAGATGCTACTGCTGCGCGATGCAGATCGTTCAGGCTGTAACGCCCATAAGCATCACGACGAACTTCAATACCATCAATGACCATCAGATTATTCATACTTCGTTTCTCCTCTTAATCAGGCGGCTGCACCCGCCGTTTTCTCGTACTTACTGATAGTGATCTCGACCTTCCCTTCCGGGATAACCGGTCCCCACTCCACCAGCATTCTTTTCACCTGACTGTCGTCTTCCCACACACCCGCGTGGGTCAGGGCGTCAAACAGCGCCTTGTTATAGTTGTCCAGATCGCGGATCCGGTTATCCGGAGGAAACAAAACGATCTCCACTGAAGCAGGTGCCGACGTTGGTTTCGGCAGACGACGTAACTGCTCAACTATTGCTGCGCACGCCGCGCTCTGGAATTTTCGCCCCGCCGCGCTTATCAGGCTCTTACCAGCAAACGCCCCTTTGTTGGGGTGTCGCCAGTACGTGTTCACGCTGGGCGGAAAAGGCAGGATCAGCTTCATACTTTCAGGCCCCTCTCATGTAACCAGTGGGCTGCACGCAGCCTGGCGTTTTCCTCACCGGCAAGCAGTGCGCGGATAATCCCGACCGCCTCGCTGTCGTCGTCCTTCACAGCGGTATGAAGCGTTATCCCCCGTGCCACGCCACGCTTTATCGTGATGACGCCTTTTTTCTCCAGTGCGCGAAGATGCTCCACCGCTGCATTCACCGAACGGTATCCCAGCATGGTTGCCACCTCCTGATTGGTTGGCGGAAAGCCACGCTCTTTCTGATAAGAAATCAGCCTATCCAGCACCTGCTGCTGGCATTGAGTTAACGTCGTCATTACGCCCCCACGTAATTCCCTGACAGATACCACTCTTCACCCGATGCAGCGCGCTTGCTGCTTTTCTGTAAGCACTGCTCACGACGCGCCAGAAAATTGTTTCGTTCTGGCTGGGAGTGGCTTTCACGGAATGCCGCCATCCACACGGTTGCAGCACGACGGTATAAGCCCCTTGACTCCAGTTCTTCAGCCTGGCGGGTCAGGCACAAAATCACCCGGGGATCGTTAGTGCCGACATAGAAATTGCGCACAGGTCTGGTTTCACGAACTGGTTGTGGTTCCGGCTCCTGCGCTCTCTCAGTCAGGCGCGGGAAATGTCTGCATGTATCTCCTTCACAACGGTGAGCCACACGCCCACTCTGACGTAACTTGCTTGCAGACTGCAGAACGCGCTGCCGTGAGTAACCTGCAAAAGCATCCGCAATGTCTCCGGAAGTACACCCAGGATGGGCTTCAATGAATTTCTGAACGTCATTTAACAGACTCATGATCACCCCCTGAATCCTGCCGGGATCTGGCTGTAGTCCACGTTGTCGTAACTGGATTTGAAGTACGGGTCTTCGCGTTTTTCGGTGTACGTGCTGACGGACGGCGATAAGCGCAGGGAAAGCCCATCCCATTTTTCCCGCAGCTTCGACGGGCTGAGCACGTTACGGCACCAGAACGGATCGCGACTGACGCGGCTGTACATCTCGCAGATTTGTTTGTGAGTACGACCATCCTGCACACACATCAGGCGAATTTCGTTTGCCCAGGCTGTCCAGTTCGGTTCTTTGGGACGAACCACCTCGCCGTCACATTCGGCGGCCTGCTCGTACAGGGCGATGATTTTTTTCCAGAGCCACTGTGCGCAGGTCAAATCATCCTGCGTTCCCCACTGGCGCTTTTTAGGGCTGAATACAACCGCATCAGGATGGCGAGTTAAAAACTCCTGTTCAGCCGTCTGCGTGTCCGGTTGCGAAGCGTCCGGACGAGAAGTTTTTTTATCTGACGGATCATGTTTTGATTTTACTGACGGATCCCCGCCAGATTCTGACGGGTGAAAACCCGCTTTTTTGCCAGATTTCGACGCATCAAATTTTGACGGGTCAGATTTTGATGCGTCAGATTTTGACGGGTCAGAATCTGACAGTTGAGAAAATGCCGCTGCCTGAAGCTTCGCAACGTTAAGCTGATAAACATTCGACGCATTGCGGTTACCCTGGCGACGCGCCTTACGCGTTAACCAGCCTTCTGCTTCCAGCCGTGCGATAGCCGTTCTGACGGTACTCATCCCCGCGCCAATCTGACGGGCAATGGTTTCAATTGATGGCCAGCACACACCTTCGTCATTACTGAAATCAGCCAGGCGGGCCATAATTGCCACGCTGGATAATTTCATGCCTGACGCAGCGCAACCATCCCATACATAGCCGGTTAATTTAGTGCTCATGACCGACCTCTATTTCCCTGAATTTACGACGAAACTGTTCGAGCGGGCTGAAGCACTCATGCTCATAGCCTTCACGGAGGTAGATAACCCGTTGTGTTTCCGGCTCCCAACGAATGACTCTGACGGGCACTCCGTAGTGATCTTTGAACCAGCGGTTAACTTGTCGCAAAGGACTGTCTCCTTCTGCCGGTTGAAATCCCCCACAGCCCACTCAGCAAAGCTGTGGGTTACAATTTCCCTGTCACCTGGTACATTTACTGCATAGCAATACTCCACCTTCGCTTTTCCACCCGGTACAGGAAGCGCAATCAGTTGCGAGCGACGGTAGTGTGTTGTTAAACTGTTCATGCGTTAGTTTCTCCACAACCAGAAGCAATCGACGCCACGACGCCCGGAGCTGCACACTCGCGGGCGTCATTACTTTCTGAAACGCAAAAAATTTTGTAGACAAGTGCTGCATGCTCCTGCAGCTTCGAAATTGAGAGGTACAGCTCGTCGTTAATTGCTATCTTCTCATGCGGTTCCACTACACCGTCTTCGATTGCCGAACGAATCTGTTTTGAATAACTGCCGATCTGTTCAATGACTTCCAGCAAACGCTGGTTAATATCGGCATTGTCCACATCCTCGACGTCAGGAAGAGACACAAAGACGCCATTTGCAGACTGCGCCACAGCGTCGGCAATGAAGTGAGTGCCACCAGCACGTTGTAAAATCATTGCCCATCCCAGCGGGAAAATCTGATCGCCATCGGCACGAAGGCGGTTAAATAATGCGTTCTCTGTTACATCCAGCCACTCAGCAGCTTCAGCGTAACCCCCCGGCAACGCCGCGATAGTTTTTCTGACAGCTTTCACGTACCACTCAGGCTGTTTTTCCACTTTCCAGTGATGATTACCCACGGCTTACCTCCTGTTCCTGTGGTTTAAACCCATTCTGGTTTTGGCTAGATTGAAAACGTGCCGGATAAAGAATCTGCATTTCGCTGATTTCACCCTTAAAAAAATTGGCCAGACGTTCTGCAAGATCGATAGATGGAATTTGTTCCAGTCTTTCAATACGACTCAGCGTCGCTGGATTGACCTGAACGCCAGCAGCAACATGCTGCAAAGTAAATCCGTGCGCCTTACGCACATTCCGTAATGGTGATTGCATATGACCTCCACATATTGCGTGATGAGCATATTATTTCACGCAAATATTTTGCGCAAGTTGATTTGCTTAACGCGCAATAAAGAAATGTAATAAACGCATGAACATAGGAAACCGAGTCAGACAACTTCGCCAGGCGAAGAACATGAAAATCGCCGATCTCGCTGAAGCAATAGGAGTGGATGCGGCGAATATCTCACGCCTGGAAACAGGTAAGCAGAAACAATTCACTGAACAAGCCCTGAGTAATATTGCCAGGAGCTTAGGTGTTGATATTGCTGATCTCTTTACCTCAGACGTCAAAAGTAATACTGTATGTAAAAACAGTATTAGTGAGGATGTTGCGCAGGTGAAGGATGTATTCCGTATTGAAATGCTGGATGTCAGTGCCAGTGCGGGAAATGGCCTTATCCAGGGCGGTGATGTCATTGATGTGATTCATGCCATTGAATACAGAACTGATAATGCTGTATCGATGTTTGGCGGACGGCCAGCCAATCACATTAAAGTTATCAACGTTCGTGGGGACAGTATGTGTCCAACCATTGAGCCAGGAGATCTCATCTTCGTTGATGTCAGTATCAATCAGTTTGATGGAGATGGTATCTATGTATTTGGTTTTGATGATAAAATTTATGTCAAACGACTGCAAATGATACCTGACAAACTACTGGTGATTTCTGATAACCAGATTTACCGTGAATGGGGAATTACCAGCGAAAATGAACACCGGTTTATGGTCTTTGGAAAGGTCTTAATCAGCCAGTCACAAACCCTTAAGCGACACAATTAACCCTTACCTCCTCATCAATTAGCCACCCAAAGGTGGCTTTTCATTACCCTTTAAATTGCATATCTCGCAACAAAAACACTTGCATAATGCGCAACTTCATTTTATCTTTCTTTCCAGACAAACAAACAAGGTACTAACAAAATTTGGTTGTAACACGGCGTATGGCACATGCGTCGTTAGCGGTCTGGGGACGTTAAAGGGGACAATCCACTCCTTGCTCGGGCAAACAAACCAGGTAGCCGGAATGTGCAAGTCAATGATGATGCTGATAAGACGCCTAACCAGCGTGGCGATTCGGTTTGACGCCTGGGAAGAGACCAGGGTGCAACGATGAGGGCATTTATGGAGCCGCGACAAAGTGTGGTGCCGTAACTGGCTAAGTGCTCTCAGCGTTGTGGTAATCCGCGAAATGGCGCGGCGGTAAGTATGGCGGGGTTACTCTTTCCCCGTTGAGGACACCGGATTGTCAGGTTGACCATACGCCTGAGTGACAACCCCACCACAACAGCCACTGCTTTGGCGGTACCAGTTTGTACCCTTGCTTCCGGCTGGTACCGCTCTTTTTACAAAACAGAGAAGAGCATCACCGGACGACGGGCTCATAACCCAATCCATCCGGGCGGCAGTCACCGCAGGTGTTCTTCTCTGTTTTGTGGAGAAACCAACCGACCTTGCAGGGTCGATATGATGAGGAGCAGCAAAATGGCTAGCGAACGCAGTACTGATGTGCAGGCATTTATCGGGGAGCTGGACGGCGGCGTATTTGAAACCAAAATCGGCGCTGTTCTCAGTGAAGTCGCTTCCGGTGTGATGAACACGAAAACCAAAGGTAAGGTCTCGCTCAACCTGGAAATCGAACCGTTTGATGAGAACCGTGTGAAAATCAAACACAAACTCTCATATGTTCGCCCGACTAACCGCGGGAAAATTTCTGAAGAAGACACCACCGAAACGCCGATGTATGTCAATCGCGGTGGTCGCCTGACTATTCTGCAGGAAGACCAGGGACAATTACTGACTCTTGCCGGTGAACCTGACGGAAAACTTCGCGCAGCAGGTCATTAATATCGTTCTTAATTAACTGATTATTTATCTCATCACTGAATATCTTTATATAGTGAGGACTTATTATGTCTCAGAACTTAGACGCAACCGCAATTAATCAAATCCATGCTCTTATTTCTGCTCAGGGTGTTAATGAAATTATCAGTAAGATTGGTGCCGATGCTGTGGCATTGCCTGAGAATTTCCGCATTCATGATCTGGAAAAATTTAATTTAAATCGCTTCCGTTTCCGTGGTGCGCTTTCCACTGCCAGCATCGATGACTTTACCCGTTATTCTAAAGATCTTGCAGATGAAGGCACCCGCTGCTTTATCGATGCCGATAATATGCGAGCCGTCAGTGTGCTTAACCTGGGTACTATTGATGAACCAGGTCACGCAGATAACACCGCCACTCTCAAACTGAAAAAGACAGCACCGTTCTCTGCTCTGTTGTCTGTTAATGGCGAGCGTCATTCCCAGAAGTCACTGGCAGAATGGATTGAAGACTGGGCCGACTACCTTGTGGGCTTTGATGCTAATGGTGACGCTATTCAGGCAACAAAAGCGGCTGCGGCTGTCCGTAAAATCACGATTGAAGCAAACCAGACCGCTGATTTTGAAGATAATGACTTCAGCGGCAAACGCTCCCTGATGGAGTCTGTCGAAGCGAAAACCAAAGATATTATGCCAGTGGCATTTGAATTTAAATGCGTTCCGTTTGAAGGTCTGAAAGAACGTCCATTTAAATTACGCCTCAGCATTATCACTGGCGATCGTCCTGTACTGGTTCTGCGCATTATTCAGCTGGAGGCGGTGCAGGAAGAAATGGCTAACGAATTTCGTGATCTGCTTGTTGAGAAATTCAAAGACAGCAAAGTAGAAACCTTTATTGGTACTTTCACCGCCTGATTTCATTACTGCAAATGCCCCTGCGGGGGCATTTATGGAAACGTAATTGACTCAATAATCGCCGGATGGTGAGGGCTTCCTTTTACCAGAATTCAGCGTGGTGCAGCACATATACGCGGAGAACAAAATGTCATTTATTAAAACTTTTTCCGGGAAGCATTTTTATTATGACAGGATAAATAAAGACGACATCGTGATTAACGATATCGCGGTTTCCCTTTCAAATATCTGTCGCTTTGCCGGTCATCTTTCACACTTCTACAGTGTCGCCCAACATGCGGTGCTTTGCAGCCAGCTGGTGCCGCAGGAATTTGCTTTTGAAGCGTTAATGCATGATGCAACAGAAGCGTATTGCCAGGACATCCCCGCGCCGCTGAAACGCCTTCTTCCTGACTATAAACGGATGGAAGAAAAAATAGACGCCGTAATCCGTGAGAAATACGGGTTACCCACGGTTATGAGCACGCCTGTGAAATATGCCGATCTCATCATGCTGGCAACCGAACGCCGCGATCTCGGGCTTGATGATGGCTCTTTCTGGCCTGTACTGGAAGGTATCCCGGCAACAGAGATGTTCAAAGTTATTCCACTGTCGCCAGGCCATGCCTATGGGATGTTTATAGAACGCTTCAACGAGTTATCGGAGTTACGCAAATGCGCATGAATCTTTTCGAAATGGAAGGGTTTCTTCGCGGGAAATGTGTACCGCGAGATCTGAAAGTGAATGAAACGGATGCTGAATACCTGGTACGTAAATTCGATACGCTTGAAGCTAAATGTGCAGCACTGGAAAACAAAGTAATACCAGTGTCAGCTGAACTACCGCCAGCAAATGAAAGTGTTCTGTTATTTGATGCTAATGGAGAAGGCTGGCTGATTGGCTGGCGTTCTCTCTGGTACACATGGGGGCAAAAAGAAACTGGAGAATGGCAGTGGACATTTCAGGTCGGGGATCTTGAAAACGTCAATATCACTCACTGGGCAGTAATGCCGAAAGCACCGGAGACTAAGAAATGAGCGTGATAAAAACTCATACAGGAATTGTTATTACCCGAAACGGTCCGCAGGTAAAAAAACTGCACCTGACAAAGCGGATGTGGGTCGTCGGAAAAAACGAGTTTTACCACAAAGAAACCGGACGCCGCCACTTTGCAGAAAATACGCGCCGCCGACTGCTCCTGGACAGCATCAGGCCAATTAAACAGGTAGCAACCAGAGAACAAAATTAATTATCAGGACTGAAATTTGATATTACTGCCCGTGTGCAGCGGGCTAAGTGGAGAAAAGACTCATGAGCAACCGCTTCCTGACTGATGAAGAACTGATAGAGGCGACAGGGTCTTCCCAAAAGTCACTACAGAAAGAAGTCTTAACGCAGAATGGCATTTTTTTTATTGAACGCAGGGACGGTTCTGTAAAAACGACCTGGTTTCATATAAATCATCCCATTCATCGTTTGGCTCCACCAGCAGGTTTCTCGCCCACTCCGGGTATGAACTTTGATGCTATAGAGTGAAATTATGGGTCGAAAACGAGCACCTGGTAATGAATGGATGCCGAAGGGGGTATATTTCCGCCCTTCTGGCTACTACTGGAAACCAGGGGGAACAACAGAAAAAATTGCATCAGCCAATGCAACAAAAGCAGATGTCTGGGTTGCTTTTGAAAAAATTGTAGAGGGGAGAAAAAGACGAATAACTTTTGCCCAGCTTTGGAAGAAATTTCTCAATAGTGCCGATTATGCAGATTTGGCACCACGAACTCAAAAGGATTATCTAGCCCACGAAAAATATCTCCTTGCTGTTTTTGGCGAAGCGGAAGCAAAGACTATTAGACCAGAACATGTAAGGCGGTATATGGATGCCAGAGGAAAGAAAAGTCGTGTCCAAGCTAACCATGAGCACAGTTCAATGTCTCGGGTATTTCGTTGGGGATACCAACGAGGATATGTTCCTGGAAATCCTTGCGTTGGAGTAGATAAATTCCCTAAACCAAAGCGTGATCGCTACATCACAGATGAGGAATACATGGCGATTTATGAACACGCCAGTGAGCCAGTTAAAGCCGCAATGGAAATAGCTTATTTATGTGCAGCGAGGGTATCCGATGTCTTGAAAATGGACTGGCCGCAGATAATGGATAAAGGAATTTTTATTCAGCAGGGCAAGACGGGAGTTAAGCAGATCAAGGCGTGGACTGATCGCCTGCGCGCGGCAGTTGATATTTGCAGATCGTGGGGGGAAACAGGGTCAGTAATTAAAACCATGTATGGAGAGCGTTACTCTTACAAGGGGTTTAATGAGGCATGGCGAAAAGCAAGAACAGCGGCAGCCAACTATCTTGGAAGACCTCTGGATTGTACATTTCATGATCTGAAAGCTAAAGGAATTTCTGACTATGAAGGATCATCAAAAGAAAAGCAGCTATTTAGTGGGCACAAAACTGAATCACAAGTCATGGTTTATGATAGAAAAATACGCATCACACCAACATTAAATAAAAATTAGACTCTAAGTGCGCGTTAGCGCACTTATTCAAATAGTTCAGGGAATACTAATTGTAGTGAATTCATGAATTTATCAATATCTTCAGGAGGTTCTTGCTCACGAAACCACTTGTCACACACTTCATTGACATAAATTTTCGCTTGTCCGACCTTCAAGGATTTATTCTCTCGTCCACTTTTATCAGCAGGGTTATAGTGCAAACTTAAAATAAAATTTCTAACCTTTACTTCTTTTCCCTTTTTTGAAACTATATTGTAGTCAAAATAACATTCATCACCGGTAAACGCATTTGCTATGGGGCTCTTTTTAAAATGATATCGGCACTCATCAAGCCTATCAGAAATAGCCTTATATTTTTCAAAATCACCAGAGCTAAGGTAGCTGAACCAATTTTTAAAGTAACTTAATGAATCAAGTTTCTGATGGTAAATAAAGAAACCTGCATGTTTCTCATCAGAAATATATCTTGTTACTAACTGTAACATGCCTTCAAAGACACCATTATACGAATTCCCTCTTTTTGCTTCAGCGAGCCAAGTAAAGCTCTGATCACGATCCTGAACTGTAATATCGACGGAACCATTAGATTTTGTTTGTTCAGATGCGTTGTACCCAACACCTTTGAGAAATAAAACCAGTAAATTAGTGATCTTATCTTCATCATCTGAATAATATTTATCCGCAGTCTTCTCAATATGCTTAATTGCATTATTTATATCGGCATATAGACTTTGTACAAACACATCCTCATCGAATGGCTTCAAGTTTACCAGCGCGGCTAATTCGGCAGGTGTTATATTTTGAAGAAAATTATTTGACATTTAATATACAGTAAAAAGAAATGTTATTAACATCGAAATCATCTATTTCGCGCCCAGACAATAAACTGATCGGAGAAATATCACTAATCAGAGCATTATAGTAGCATTCTGCTGAAATAGGGATTTCTTCACCATCAAAATCATAATAGCAATAAGTTATATTAAATAATTTAGAATGTGCACCACAAAAATAACGGACTAACTTTAGCAAATCCGAGTCCGATTCACAGCCTGCCGCTTGCCTTAATACATTAATCGGGTAATAATTTTTATCATAATTATTTTGAATGAAATCCAAAACATTATTGAATAGAAAGATATCTTCTTCAGGAAAGATATCTTTCATTTCATCCAATAATATCCTTTGTTCAGACAAAAGCATCATTATGACCTTGATTCTATCATTTTCGTGAGATGACATTTTCAATTAAACCATTTAATGAGATTGTATCTTCAGGAAAATCAACATAAAATTCGCCACAAAAATTATCATCCAACCAAGATTTCTTATTTGGATCTAGACCCAATTCTGTAAAGTCACCATTATTTCTGTAAAATCTTACGGCTACAGCACGTGGTGTATAAATATCATTTCTTTTCTTATTAGTAATCTCGACATCTCGAGCTTCATATGTCGGATCTTTGCGGCCAATGACATTAGCATCACAACCTGTATTAGAACCAACATAAATTATCTGAACTGCTTTCCCGAACGATCTATCAGTAATAATGCTATTGATCACATTATAAAAATTCAATTGTTTGAAATGAATAGTATTATTAGTACTGATGAGCATATCAAAAAATTTATTACGCACCGATGCAAGCGCTTTTGCTGTCTCCCGTTTCCCTAAATTTTTTGGAAGACGATACTCGATCCTATTTTTATTATGGGGAACAAATACTGTTATAAATTGTTGCTGTGGGGTATACGATAGTCCTAAACCGCGACTTCCCTTAATCTTAACACTATAAACATATGAGAAAATAAAAGCAAAGCCATCGCCAGTATCAATTAATTTAGTCAGATAAAGACCTTTGACATTGTTCCCAAGTGAATTCCCATCATATAACTTTCTTGGATAAGAATTTTCATACCTTGAATCAGTTACACTTGTACTAAAAACATGTTGGATCACACTTTGGAAATTTGGGTCTTGTGTTTCGTCAATAGAATAATAGTTACTACCAGAAATTATTATTCTATCGATCATTTTCTCAAGTGAATTTAATGTAGCATTAGGAAATGCAGTTGTTGGATTCTGTATAGATGCCTCGATTGCCTTCAAAACCGCATCCATTCCACCTTTAACAGGTGGAAATCCATACACAGTTGCTATCTGAGAAATAAATGAATATAGATTGGTCTGCTCAAGCGCAGTAATCAAATCAGATAATACTTGTTGACTATTGTTGGCAACAACAGGCGTAGCAAATGCGCTAGATGAATTCAT